CCGTGTAGGTCAGTCTGGTGGTGGCGGTGGCTACTCTGGTGGTGGCGGTGCTCGTTCTACAACAGCCAACCAGTCTGGTGGTGGTGGTGGCTCATTCATCGTAGCTACTGCTACAAATGTTGGAACTTCTACAGGTATCTTTGACGGAGCAAACACATTTAATGGTTCTCCAATTTCAAACCTTTCTACATATAACACAGGTGAAGGTCAAGTTACAGTATCACTAGTTTCTAGCTTTACAACTGGTAACAGTATTCACCCAACAGCACAGGATGCAGAAAACGGTACAAATGCAATTGCCATTGCACCAGCTGGTTCTTCATACCACGCTTTTGTGCCAATCAGCTTAGACATTCAAAATGATCAAATTCATAGTGCTGCTCCACACACTCTTACAAATGGTGAAGCAGTTCAAGTAAATTTCAATGGAGTTCCTCCAGTTGGAATAACAAATGGATCAATTTATTACATAAACACAGTCAGTGCGTTTAGCTACCGATTGAGCACTACTCCTGCACCATCGTTTACAAATATTAACTTAACTGCTCCATCTTCTCGAGAAGTCGCAACAACTGCTAAGTTGAGTCGTGTTGTTGTAAACACAGCTACTGACACTTTGACTATTAATAACCACGGATTCTTAGTAGACCAACCTCTACGTTACAACGTTGGTGATGGAACAGCTATCGTTCCTCTTATTGATCAAGCTACATACTATGTATCTGAAGTTATCAATGCTAACCAAATTAGGTTGAAGTCTTCTTTGAACTCTCCTACTTACATTAATTTCACTAATACTGGTACTGGTACTGGTCACAGCTTTATCTTCTTGACTGTTAACGCTCTTGAAGATACTCTCTACATTCCTAACCACGGCCTTGTATCTGGTCAAGCAATCCGCTATTCAAAGGGTGGTTCTGGAAACGTTGTCATCCCAGGTTTGACTGATAACAACACCTATTACATTGTTAAAGTTGACAACAGCATTGTGCGCCTTGCTACAAACAAAGCATTAAGCATTATTGCAAATATCACTAACCAAGATCCATGGCCAGCAACTGGTACTCATTCGCTGTTTATTACATCGCTTGATTACACAACTGACACAATCACTCTTCCAAGTCACGGATTCTTGCAGGGAGAGCTTGTTGAATATGACTCAAAGGGTCAGACAGTTGTCAATGGTTTGACTACTGCTACTCCATACTACGTAATTTTCGTAGATGGAGATAACATCAAACTTGCTACAACTCCAGAAAATGCTGATGCAGGTACAGCTGTTGATCTAACAGCGAGCCCAGCAGGTGTTGGACGTCATACTTTACGTTCTTTGTCAAAGACTCCAGATGGTATTTACACCATCACTTCTACACCTTCTCCTCAGACATTTACTGTCGAGGCAGCAGGTAACGTTCCAATTATTACAAAGGTGTTTAACCCAAGAGGCACAATCGACCTTGAGCTAAATACTTTCTTTATTCCTTCTCACGGTTTTACAACTGGAACAAAAGTCACATATGAGCAAGGAGATGCTGCAACTGATATTGCTGGTTTGACAAACAACACTGATTATTATGTTGTTGCAATCAACCGTGACTATCTACGTCTAGCAACTTCAGCAGAAAATGCTGCAGCTGGTATTACTCTTAACATCAGCGACCACGGTACTGGTGTTGGTCACAAGCTTATTACTGACCAAATCAACGGTAACGTAACTGGTTCAGGAACCGTATCTGTTTCATCTGGTTCTGTTCTTGTTAACGGTTCTGGTACTGCGTTCTCGAAGATTCTAAAAGTGGGAGACCGTTTCCGTCTATTCCCACCTAACGTAACTAAGCAGCATGGAACTATGGTTTTTGCTGCTGCAGATGTAAACACAGCTACAAACTTGATTACAAAGAGCAACACCTTCACTACAGGAACACAAGTTGTGTTCTCTGCTGGTGGTGGAACTGCGCCAGCTCCTCTAGTAGAAGGAGCTACCTACTTTGTAAGAGCAGTTAGCGCTGGGTCTACTATGACTCTTCACCCAACATCAACTGATGCTACTAACAATACAAACGTTATTGACCTCACAACAGTTGGTACTGGAAGTAATTTCTCTATATCTAGCACAGTAAAAACATTTGCTGATGCTGATGTGAATACAACTAACAACAGAATTGTTGACACTCACAATTTTGTCACTGGTGATGTTGTTAAGTTTGCAGCAAATGGTGGTGTACCACCAACACCTCTAGTTGATGGTTACTACTACTATGTTCGTGCAGTTTCTAACACAGAAATTACTCTGCACACTACATTGAACGATGCTCAAAATAACCTTCAGGCTCTTGACTTCAGTACACAAGGTACTGGTACAGGGTTCACTCTTACAAACACTGTTCCAGTAGGTCCAATCATTCGTCGTATCACCGCGATTGGTGGAGATACTCAGATTACAGTGGACCGTCCGTATGCAAACGCATATAGCGCTGTTTCTTACTCATATCCAACATTCGTCTATGTACGTCCTCAGGGCTACTCACTACACCGTCCATTCGATGGTGGCGTTGAGATGTCAGTAGGTGCTAAGACATCGTTTGGTCAGATTGTTCGTCAGACTCGTAAGTACTTCCGTTACCAATCAGGTAAGGGTATTCAGTCTTCTTGCGGTGTTAACTTCCAGCCTTCAATTGACCTTGAGAGTATGAGACAGTTCAGCTCACTTACAGTTGAATGTAAGACTCGTCGCCCTCACGGACTTGTTTCTGGTCTCTTTATTGTAGTAAATGGTGCAGAAGATTCTTATGGAAATACAAGCACTGTTTACAACGGAGAGTTCCAAGTAACAGTTGTTGACCTAACAACATTCCGATTTACTTCTACACAACCGATTATTGAAAACCGTGCTTACGGATTCCCTCAGTTCTATGTTCGTGAGTGGTCAAACGGTGCTGTCCGTGAAGGTATGTTCGACTTCCAGAACGGTGCATACTTCGAGTTCGATGGTGAAGCTATCTACGCCGTACGTCGTTCATCTACTCAGCAGCTAGCAGGTACAGCAGCTGCTCTACAAGGCTCAGAGCTTATCTTTGGAACAAACACAGCGTTCCAAGCTCAGGTTGAAGTTGGTGACTTTATTGTTATGCGTGGTCAGTCTTATAGAATTACAGAGATTGAGTCAGATACACGTATGTCGATTCGTCCTGAGTATAAGGGTTCTTCTGGAACAGAGAAGGAATTCAATCCTCAGACTCAAGTCAATACAACCACTGACATCTTTACAATTATTGGTCATGGTTTTGCTGATCGTTTACCAGTTATCTACAACTCCATTGACGGCGAGCCTATTGGTGGAATGATTAACGGTCGTACATACTATGTTGATTTGATTAACAACAACACCTTTAAACTTGTTGCTGACCCAGATTCTGAAATTAACGTAGATTTGTCTACTACAGGAACAACCACAGTCCACTCATTTGTACCTGCTAAGTCAGGTATTGTTATGACAAAGACTGTAGATACCCGAGTTCCTCAAAGCCAGTGGAACATCGACGTTTGCGATGGTTCTGGTCCTACAGGATATAACTTAGATATTTCTCGTATTCAGATGGCTTACATTGACTACTCTTGGTACGGTGCAGGTAAGATTCGCTTCGGTTTCAAGACTACAGACGGTCAAGTACAGTACGTTCACGAGTTTGTCCACAACAACAACTTGTTCGAGTCATACTTCCGTTCAGGTAACTTGCCAGCTCGTTATGAAGTTGTAACTTACGAGAACCCAACTTATATTCCTTACCTCTTCCACTGGGGTACTTCGGTCATCATGGATGGTCGTTTCGATGATGACAACGCGTACCTCTTCACTGGTTCAAGCCAGACTCTGCAGGTAACTGGAACAACCGCTAAGTCATTTGCTTCATCTGGTATCAACCTAACAACTGACTTGTTTACTGTACAGAGTCACGGTTTTGCAACTGGTGATTTGCTACAGTTCCAGTCAATTGCTACTAACGGATTCCCAGGTAATAACCTTTTGAACCCAGCAACTCAGATTGTTGGTTCTAACACAAGAGCTAACCTGACTAACGATGCGTTGTATGGAGTTCTGGTCAATTCACCTAACTTGATTCACTTGACCCCACCTAACGTAACAATTAGCCGTGGAACTTCATATGCAATCAATCCTCAGACAATTACTAGTGCTCAAACTGGTACGACTGTAACTATCGTAACCACACAACCACACAACTTGAGTACTGGTATGTATGTCGGTGTATACGGCTCAACCCGTGTGCCAAATGGTCCGTTCTATGTGACAGTTACTAACTCAACTACATTCACATATCAGGCAACCAACGTTTCAACACCTGTGACTGCACTAAATGATCCAGCTATCATCATCTCTGAGGTCATTAACTTCACTACCCAAGGAAACACCCAGTACACTTACTTCTTATATCCAAATGGCTCATTGAACAACACATCTGGTCCTAACTACCAGCCATTGTTATCAATTCGCCTCTCTCCTTCAGTATCTGAAGGTTTGACAGGTAAGCTTGGTGACCGAGACGTTATCAACCGAATGCAGCTACGTTTGCAGGAAATTGGTGTGTCTACGACACAGTTGGTTGACTGTAAGGTTCTTCTAAATCCACGTCTAAACAACCTAAACTTCGTGGGTGTAGATACACCTTCCTTGACTCAGATTGTTGAGCACACAGCTCAGGACACAGTGTCTGGTGGAGTTCAGGTTTACAACTTCCGTGCTGCTGGTGGTGCTAGCGGTGCTGAAGACACCACTGTGGTAGATGTTTCAAGCCTGTTTGAGTTGTCAAACTCTATTCTTGGTGGAGACTCAATTTTCCCAGATGGTCCAGACATCTTGACAATTGCAGTATCTAGATTGACTGGTAACGCTACACTAACCTCAGCGAAGATGTCATGGGCAGAAGCTCAGGCGTAGGAGAGACACATGCCAATTCAGCGACTTGGGATTCAGAACCCAACGGGTAATACTGATACTGTTCTTGCTACATTTTCTGAAGCGCACCTTGTTTCAGTAATTATTGCCAATAAAGGTGTAGTAGCAGTACCAGCATGTAAAGTAAGTATTTGGATTGCACCAGCTAATGCTGTAATCGCTCTTAACTTTGCGTACATTGCTTTTAACTTAGATGTACCTGTTGGCTCTTCTTTTGAAACTTTTAGATTTGCTGTCAATCCAGGCGACACACTTTGGGTACGTTCTAGTACATCAAATGCTTCATTTAGCTGTGTAGGTATCGCTCAAGAAGACTCTGCTCTTCCTGAAAACCTCGTACAAACTTTTACTAATAAAGAAATTAGAGGTTTGTATAACACTGTTTATATTGACATTGGAACAACAGCAGAGCGTCGCTCTACTGCTGAAGTTGGTTATGTTCGATTTAATACAGAACTAAATGGTGGTGCAGGTGCTCTAGAGCAGAAGACTACAAACGGCTGGGAAATTGTAGGTACTGGTGTAACTTCTGGACCAACTGGTCCAACTGGAGCCGCTGGCGCTACAGGTCCAACTGGACCTTCAGGTGGCCCAACAGGACCTACAGGTGCAGTTGGCCCTACGGGTGCTACTGGTCCTGTTGGTTTAGGTGGTAATCAAGGACCAACAGGTCCTACTGGTCCACAAGGTGTAGCTGGTCCGCAAGCAACTAGTGTTAATTTATTAGGTGGAGTAGCCAACTTTGCGGCACTACCTTCGACAGGTAACACAGCTGACGATGCTTATGTAACTCTTGACACACGAGATGTTTATGTGTGGACGGGGAGTGCATGGTCAAATGTTGGACCTATTTATGGTGCTACTGGACCTACTGGTTCAACAGGACCTACAGGAGCCCCATCAAATGTAACTGGTCCAACGGGTGCGACAGGTCCAGCAGGTAGTGCAGGACCTACAGGTCCTCAGGGAGACCCATCAATTATTCCAGGACCAACTGGTTCACAAGGTGCAATTGGTCCAACGGGAGCAACTGGACCGACTGGTGCCACTGGCTCAACTGGACCAACTGGTTCACAAGGAATTACTGGACCTGCTGGAACAAATATTGTTATGAAGGGTAGTGTTGCTGATTTCGCTTCTCTACCATCATCAGGAAACACTTTATATGACGCTTATGTAACTTTAGATACAGGCGATACTTACATGTGGACTGGTTCTGCATGGGTCAATCTTGGAGCAATTGCTGGACCAGTGGGTCCTACAGGTGCTACTGGTGCCACAGGTTCTACTGGTGATACTGGTCCAACTGGACCTTCAGGTGGCCCAACAGGACCTACAGGTGCAACTGGACCTGTTGGTCCTCAAGGACCAGGCAGCTCTAGTGTTGCAGTAGTTGAGACAGTAGATTCAACTACATTTGTTGGTCTTTATGAAGATTTAACAGGTATTCAAGGTGGTAAAACTAATCAAGGAATCATCTTCGATGCTTCTACACAAAAACTTATTGTGTCTCAGATTGAGACTCCTACAATCCTTCCTCCTGCTTCAGGAGTTGGAACATTTACTGTAAGTTCTCCAACAACTTTAACTCTTGATGCAGAGAGTGAAGTTATCTCTAACGCACCATTTAAACTTTTAAGTTCTACTGTTGCTGCTCTATCTAGCTTAACTGCTAGTGCTGGTGCAATTATTTACGTAAGTGATGCACCAATTGGATCTCAGTTGTACTACTACAACGGGACTCAATGGGTTGAGATTGAAGGAACTGGTCAAGGACCTACAGGACCTACAGGTGCTACAGGTCCATCTGGTGGTCCAACAGGTCCTACAGGAGCAGTCGGTTCAACTGGACCTACAGGCCCTGCAGTAACAGGTCCTACAGGAGCAGTCGGTTCAACTGGACCAACTGGACCAACTGGTGCTACTGGTGCTACTGGACCTACTGGACCTGCAGGTACTACTAATTTTGGCTCTTTGAATGACATCACCTCTGCTTCAGTAACTGTTGATGAAATTTATGAACCAGCAATTACTATGCTACGAGTTGTTAATCAAGGTACAACTGCCTATAGATTTACAAGTCACTACGGATTATCTAATAACCCAACAATTTATGCTATCTCTGGAACTACTATTGCTTTCAATCTTGCTAATGCTGGTCACCCATTTGCAATCCAAACAGCAGATGGAAACAACTTTAGTGAAGGTTTAATTCACGTAGACACTAATGGTGTTGTTTCTACCGATTCAAATGCTCAAGGTAAGAGCTCAGGAACTCTTTATTGGAGAATCAGACAAAACCTTACTGGTGGATATAGATATCAATGTTTGTCACACCCAGCAATGGGAAACACTATCGTAATTAAAGATATCTCGGCTATTTAATAGGACTGGTACATGAGTGAATACAAAGAGTACACAGTTACTACAGAAAGTCTAGAGCTTACTGATGCTGTGTGGGACGCTCTTCTTACTGAGGGAAGTAATCTAACTACTATTCCTATTAGAGCCGTGGAAGTGGCAAACGATAGGCCAGAAAACCCTTTAAACACTTCATACTGGCTAACAGATAGAGAAGCAGAGTTTTTAAGACAAGACCCTCGCGTTTCCGATGTACAAGACCTAAGCATTTTTAAACCACAAAAGTTAGCTTTTCAAACTGGAACTTTTGATAAAACTACAAATCAAACTGGTCCTAAAGTTAACTGGGGATTGTTGAGACATTCAAAGCTATCTAATGTTTATGGAAGTAGTCTTTTAGACCCAGGTGGAACCTATGACTATGTTTTAGATGGTTCTAATGTTGACGTTGTAATTATAGATAGCGGTATTCAAGCCAACCACCCTGAATTTTTATATTCTGATGGTAGTGGTGCAAGTAGAGTAAACCTTGTAGATTGGTTTGCAGTCAGTGGTGTTTCTGGAAGTATGCCCTCAGGGTTCTATCAAGATTATGATGGTCATGGAACTCACGTTGCTGCTACTGTTGCTGGTCTTAATTTTGGATGGGCAAAAAATGCAAGAATTTATTCTATAAAGCTTGAAGGATTAAGAGCTCCTAGTGATCCTGGAGAAGGGTTTGACGTAGCAACCGCTTTTGATGTGTTAATTGGTTGGCACAATAACAAAACAAATGGAAGACCTACTGTTGTTGTTAATAGCTGGGGGTATGGAGTATTTCATAGAGCAGATTTAGAAGCCTTTTCATTTGGCTTAGATGAATCAGAAACTCTTTACGCTATAAATGGAGGGGTTTACCGAGGTGTTGCTTGGGAAGGTACTGTATTAGACACTGCAAAAGGTCACACTGGTGCTCTTGTTGCTCCATCTACTTATAGATATCCATTTAGAGTTGCTGCTGTTGATGCTGACATTAGAACTGGCGCTGAAGCTGGAATTTTATTTGTCAACGCTGCTGGAAATGAGTTTACAAAAATTGATGTTCAAGGTGGATTTGATTACAACAACTACATCCTCACTGACTTTGGCGCTTTTACATACCACAGAGGTGGCACACCAGGAGCTAGTATTACAGCACGAGAGAGTGTTTTTACTGTAGGTTCTGTTGACCACCAAACAGTCACTGGAACTTCAACAGACAGAAAGTCAAACTTCAGTAATTCTGGTCCAGGAGTGACAGTTTATGCCGCTGGGTCCAGAATTATGAGTGCAATGAGCCAAGTTAATGACGATAACTCTAACTACCCGTACTTTTTAAATGGCTCTTTTAAGCAGCAACTTTTGTCTGGTACCTCCATGGCAGCTCCTCAAATTGCAGGTATAGCGGCTCTTGTATATCAAATGCACCCAGACTGGACCCCAAGACAGGTCATCAACTTCATCAAAGATAAGTCATTTTCTAGTCTTTTTAAGACTGACCTCACAAATGACTATACGAATGTCCATAGCGTGCATGGTGGCGCTAACCTGATAGCCTACGTACCTATGGCTTCACAGAGAAAATTCTCCTTCCAAAGAGCCACGGTATAGGATTTTAAAGGTATAATTATGAGAAAAGCTGACGAAGTAAGGAGCGACAAATGGCAGCAAAACGCTTAGGTCTTGCTACTCCCAATGCAAACATAGCTACTCTGCTTGCTACCAACGACACAGTTGGTGTTGCTTCTGTAATTGTTTCAAACAGAGCTAATATTCAGAGTCTTGTTACTATCTACGTTGAACCAGCCGAAGCCCTAGGTGTGGAGGCAACTCGCTCCTACATTGTTGACAATTTGGCTGTTTCTGTGGGTCAATCCTTTGAGACATTTAGATTTGCTTTAAATGTTGGAGACCAGCTTTGGGTTAAGTCCAGCACATCTCTTGCTAATTTTTCTGCAACTCTTGTTTATGATCAAGCTGGTAGAGCAAATATAACTTATTCTTCAAATCAACCGGGATTCCCTTCTGTAGGAGATATTTGGATTGATTCTGACACTCAAGAAGTTAATTTTTATACAGGTTCAGGATTTAACACTGTAGCAAGTATTGCTCCTTCAGGACCAACAGGTCCCGCTGGTCCATCTGGTCCAACGGGCCCATCAGGACCAACTGGTCCCCAAGGGTCTAGCGTTCGTATTCTTGGAACATACGCAACTCTTAATCTTCTTCAAGCTGATAACCCAATTGGTGCAATTGGTGATGCTTATGTCGTTGCTTCAGAATTTGTTTATGCATGGTCAGACCTTAACCAAGAGTGGGCGCTCGTTGGTCCAATTGGTGTAACTGGCCCTACAGGTTCTACTGGACCTACAGGTCCACAGGGTATTGGTGGAGCAGATGGTGCAACTGGCGCTACTGGACCTGCTGGTGAACCAGGAGGACCAACTGGTGCTGCTGGTCCAACAGGTCCAACTGGTTCACTCGGACCTACTGGTCCAACTGGTCCTGAGGGGCCAACAGGTCCTACTGGTGCTATTGGTGAAACAGGAATAATTTCTAGTGCAGTTCCTCCAGCAGATTTATCAATTATTTGGGTAGATACAACTGTAGATTCAGCAATTCTTACCCACGCTAGCACTCATGCTGCTGGCGGTAGTGATGAGGTGACCCTATCTACAAGTCAAATTTCTGGGTTAAACACGAGACTTGGTGATTTAGATATTCTTTCTAGTGGAGAGGGCAGTATTGATAGAAAAGCTCCTCTTACTGGTGTTGCATATGGAGCATCAGGAAACCTTATTCTAACTTATCGTCGAGCAATCAAAACAGAAACTATTACAAAACTTTCTATGGCTTGCGGTACTGCTGCTGGTGCAACCCCAACACTAGTGAAATATGGAGTCTATTCAGTAAATGACTCTACTGGAGATTTAACTTTGGTAGCGTCTACTGCAAACGACACATCAATTTTTTCAACCGCTAACAGCGCTTTTGAAGTTAACTTAACTTCATCATTTACCAAGACAGCTGGTAATTTGTATGCATATGCAGTTGTACTGGTAAGCACACAAACGCTTCCTACAGTTATTGGTCACGCACATGTTGCATCTGCTGGTGTTAACGCAATTTTGGCCTTACCTCCAAGAATTACAGGTTTAGTTGCGGCTCAAACAGATTTACCAAGCTCTATTTCTGCAGGTTCTGTAACAGCTTCTAACCGTGCACTGTGGACGCACGCCCTACCTTAAGAGTCAATAGGAGAATAAAATGCCAGTCTTAAAAAAATATGATCTTGATGATCAAATTTGGAAACCTATTGCTGTTGGAGCTACAGGTCCTACTGGTCCTACTGGCTTTGTTGGGCCTACTGGCCCAACGGGTGCACAGGGTGTTACTGGGCCTCAGGGGGACTGGTCAACTGCTCAACCTGTTGTGACAAAAAGCGCTTCTTTTATTTTAGAGCTAACTGATGCTGGAAAAATTTTAAAATGTGATAACGGTGCTTCTATGATTGCAACAATACCTGTTGAAGCATCAGTTGCTTTTCAAGACGGTCAAAAAATTGACTTTATTCAATATGGAGCAGGTCAGCTTACCGTCGCTGGGGCAGTCGGCGTGACAGTAAGAGCAACTCCAACCAATAAATTGAGAGCTCGCTACTCTGTAGCTTCTGCCGTAAAAATTGGAACTAACGAGTGGATTCTCGTCGGAGACTTGGCACTAATTTAAAAATGCCAATTAATGTCGGGTCCATTGCTGGTGCAGGTTATTTAAAAAACCCTGCAGAAGCTTTTAATTTAGATTACAGGGTTAATTATATTAAAAACCCGACTTTTGAAGTAGACATCTCTGACTGGACACCTTTTGCTGGAACTACCTTAGAAAGAGATACAAACGAATTTAACACAGGGTCAGCTTGTCTTAAAGTTACAAACACCTCTGGAGGAGGTGTTCAAACACTTGAAAGAATCCCATTTATTGACACTTCAGAAGAGTGGACTGTCAGCGCTTATGTAAAGCTTGATGCTCTAAATGACAATGCGACTTACTATCTTCGTCATCTTCAATACACCACAAGCAATGCTTCAGCTGCTATATCTAGTGGAAATATTGGAATTCAAGCCCTAACTAGTGCTGATGGCTGGGTTAGATTGAGCGGGTCTTTTACTAGAACCTCTGGAGCTAATTTTTTTGCACTAAGAATTGTGACCACTTCAGCATCTAATACAGACGTATTTTTTGTTGACTCTGTTATGGCAGAAAGGTCTTCCACTTTGGGGACCTATTTTGATGGCTCACTAGACGGATTTTGGACTGGAACTCCCCACTCAAGCTATAGCGGTGCTACCCCATACGTGTAATTTAAGGTAAGCTATTTTACGAAAGGACGAAAATGACATATCCCAACTGGTTTGAAAATGATGGTCAAGAGAACTTTAAAAACCATCTACTAGAGTTTTTAAATAAACCTGCTCGAATGTTGCAAATAGGCGCATACACAGGGGATGCTTCTGTGTGGCTTTGGGACAACATATTACGTCACAACCCAGACTCGGTGTTGATTGATGTAGACACGTGGGAGGGTTCTGACGAACCTGTTCATAATCAGATGAACTGGGAGTCTGTAGAAAGTTTTTATGATGTAAAAACTTTAGTAGGGCAGCAGAGCAAAAAAATTATTAAAGTCAAGTCTACAAGTGATTGGTTTTTTAAAAATAATTTAGAGAAGTATGACTTTGTGTATGTTGATGGGGATCATACTTCCTATGGTGTAATAAAAGATGCAATAAGCGCTTACGAGTGTTTAAATGTAAATGGAATAATAGCTTTTGATGATTATCAATGGTCCGCTGGGCTTGGCTATTTAAATGAGCCAAAGTTGGCAATAGATGCCTTTAATGCAGTTTATTCGGACCGACTCGAACTTTTAGTTGACGGATATCAGCGTTGGTATAGGAAGACAAGGTAGGATGCTCACATGAAAGTAGCTATATACACAATCGCATTAAATGAACGACAGTTTGTTGATAAATGGTATGAAGCTTCAAAAGAAGCTGATTACTTGTTAATAGCCGATACAGGCTCCACAGACGGCACCGTTGAGCGTGCAAAAGAGCTTGGAATTAATGTAGTCGATGTTCGAGTATCCCCTTGGCGTTTTGATGATGCTAGAAACGCAGCAATGGCAGCTTTACCAATCGATATTGATATGTGTATCTCCCTTGATATGGATGAAGTAATTACTCCTAACTGGCGTCCATTGCTTGAAGCTGCATGGCAACGTGGAGTAACACGTCCTCGCTATAAGCATATTTGGTCTTGGAATGATGATGGGACTCCAGGTTTGGAGTTTAGCTATGACCACATTCATACTCGTAAAAATTATCGTTGGCGTCACCCAGTGCATGAGTGTTTATATGTATACGGACGCGAGGAAGTACAAGAGTGGATTGAAGGTTTAGAGACTCACCACCACCCAGACCCAACAAAGTCGCGCTCTCAGTATCTACCGTTGTTAGCTCTTTCTGTTCAAGAAGATCCATATAACGACCGCAATGCGTTCTACTATGGTCGAGAACTTTATTTTTATGGTCGCTACCAAGAAGCAGCAGTAGAGCTAAAGCGACATCTTGAACTCCCAACAGCTCGGTGGGCACCAGAGCGTGCTGCATCAATGCGCTTTATTGGTAAGAGTCTTCCTGCAGAAGCAGAGATTTGGTTTCGTAAAGCTATCGATCAAGCTCCAGGACGACGTGAACCTTTTGTTGATTTAGCAGAGTTGTACTATCAACGTAAAGATTGGCAGAAGTGTTATGAAGCTGCTAAAGATGCTATTGCCATTGCTGAGAAACCTTTAGAGTATTTGTGCGAAGCAAAAGCATGGGGAGCAGCCCCGCACGATTTTGCTGCAATTTCTGCTTACTATTTAGGTAAGTTTGAAGAAGCAGTGGAGCATGCAAAGAACGCTTTTAGCATCGAGCCAGATAATGAAAGACTTGCAGAAAATCTTAAATTTTGTCTTAGCGCTGTAAATCCAGAAGAAAAGAGTGTCTAGTGAAATTTGTAGTCTGTGGTGGTGGAACAGCTGGATGGCTTACCGCTTTAACCATTCACTCTAGTAATCCAAAGTTTCATGAAGTAGTGGTTATAGAATCACAAAAAATAGGAATTATTGGAGCTGGAGAGGCTACAAGCGGTTTTCTCTACGATGTATTAGATGGCTCTACTTTATTTGGAAATAATCAAACAATGAACCCAAACAAAGTGGCTTTTGATTTTGCAGAGTTTGCTAAAAAAGTCGATGCTGTACCTAAGTACGCACTTAAACACATCAACTGGGCTAAAGACAAAGGCTCTTATTGGGCACCAATTAACGGCTCAGAAACTTCTAAGCGCTCTCCTGACCATCTATTTAATTATGTTGTAACAGAGTTTGGTCCTGAAAAAGCTTATCTATCTTCTGTATTAGGGCAGTCTTATGATCTAAATAAACTTCCGCCAGCGGGTGGAGGTTATGGGTTTCAGTTTGATGCCCATAAAGTAGCTAAATTTTTACGAGAGTATATAACTACAACCACAAAAACTACTCATATAGATTCAATTATCAAGGATGTTACTGTTACTAGCGATGGTCTAGTTGAAAGCGTAATTATCGAAGATGGTCAAGTCATTGAAGGAGATTTTTTCATTGACGCTACTGGATTTGTTAGATTGTTGGCAAACAAGGTCGGGATTGGGTGGACAGACTACAAAAACCAACTTCTTGTAGATAGAGCTATGCCTTTTATAGTTCCATACAAAGAAGAAGAAAAAGTACAACCTGTAACAGTTGCAGAAGCTCTTTCTTCTGGTTGGATGTGGCGAACTCCTACAGGAGGCCGCCGAGGTTGTGGGTATGTCTACAGCAGTGCGTTTATTTCTGAGGATGAAGCTCAAAAAGAAGCTGAAAAAATTATGGGGCACCCTATTGAGCCAATTAAGCATATTAAATATGAATCAGGCCGAGTGGACCAATTTTGGAAAGGCAATGTTTTGGTAGTTGGCCTTGCAAGCTCTTTTATTGAACCTTTAGAGGCAACCAGTATTCATGCAACTATTATGCAAATTTTTAGTTTCTGTCAAGAGTATCTTTCAGATACAAAAGAAAAAACTTTAAACCCTGCTTCAATACAAAAATACAACGCTAAAACTGAAAAAATGTATGAGTATTATAAAGACTTCACGGTGTTCCACTATCAAGGTGGAAGAGAAGATTCCGAGTTTTGGAAAACTATTAAGTTCGACAAGATTACCTCTCCTGCTGTAGAAAACTACATCGAGAGGTCAAAGAGTAGAATTCCTAGTGCTTTACATTTTATGGATTTTTGGGGTGTAGATTCTCTATGGAAGTGGACCTTAGCTGGTCTTGGGTATGTTTCAAGAGAACAAGCAATGAGTGAGTTGAAACAATTTGATCAATTTGAATTTGCTCAAGCTCAATACAGAGCATTTAGAGAAGACATGAGAAAAATTCATGAAAATAGTAGACCTTTTGAGATGAATCCCAAAGACTTTATTATTTAAGTTGTTGCTTCTTAAGTTTTTTAGCTAAACGTTTCTTTTCTAGCTTTAAAGCTTTTTTCTCTCGAATGCGTGCTCTTTTTTCAGATTTATCAATACGCTCTTGTTTATAAGCTTCAATAGCATTTACGCTAGTTCGACTGCGCCAAGAAAAGCCACACACCGTACATGTGACTATCTTGGCGACAGTCCACCTACCACCACCAGGAATTTCCTGAGAACTTGTTTCCAGCTTTGAAGGACGTGCTGAGCAATAAGGACAGTGCGGGTATCTACGGCGTTTTATCTCTTCACCCTTATAAGAAACAGAAAGTGCTCGACGTATTTCACTTTCGTCTTTGCCGCCCCATGTGCCCCAAATTTGTCGGTGCTCTAAAGCCCACTGCAGACATTGCGCTCTTACGGGACATTCATAGCAAAGATTTTTTGCATCATATTTTTGCTTTGGGTCTTTGGAGAAAAACCAGTCTCTATAATGATTATTTCCTGGCTGAGCACAAAGGGCTTCAGACTGCCATTCTATGTTATTAGCTGGTTTCCACACACATTAGACTATATACTATAAAACCATAAAATAAGTAAGCAACACACTATAAACTATAAAACTATAATTCAACCCAAGTGAACTCAAAAACTTCTTCTACGTACTCACCGTATTCGGTTTCACCATTTGCATCACAGAAGGTGTAATTATTTTCTCCTTCTATAATACCTGCCCAACCAATTTCTACATGTGAATCCACAATTGAATTAAACCCATCTGACAGAGAATCGACTATGCCGTCTCTTTGTAGTGTTGATGCTAGACCCCTGCGAACTAATTCATTTTCAAGATCAACATGCTCTTTAGTATAATAAATGCTATCAGTGTAAAGTTTTTGTTCAATGTAGCCTTCACCGTCCCAGTGAATCCAAAGAGACTCGCCAATTCTTTTATCCTTCATGACTACTCCCTATCTTCCCCATAATAGCCACCAAGCTCGTCTTCTTGGTATTCATCTTCCTCATATGCTCGAGATTCTTCAGACTCGGCAGAGAAGACAATCTTGTGTTCTTTTACATCAAAGATCCCAGCAATTGTGATTTTCCCACAGACGGAGCAGCTTTCAACTGTCCCTGTATTTATCTTTTGAGGTACATCCACACCTGACAAAGCCATTTTAATGTTGCCGTAGTCGTCCATACTGTGTGGCTCCCAGCGGGCGTGCTCTTTTAGCCAGCACTGCTCGCAGACTGGTGTAGGAGTGACTATAGGTCCACCGCTCATACAATAATTTTACGCTGTTTTCTTATAAGGGAATGGCTTACGTTTACTCTTTATATGCTTTCTATCAACAGGGCTTAAACCGCCCCACATACCAAATTCTTCATTTTCTAGCCCCCATAAAGCACATTCAACAAGATGTGCACAACTCTTGCATATCTTTCTTGCACCTTCGTAATTTATTTCTGGTGTTCCAGGCAGATTTGGTTCATCTCTATCTTCAGAAAAAAAGAAGTTTCCTCCTACCTGAGCACAAAGTGGGTCTTCATACTGCCAAGGAGGACGAATCATTTAAAACTTATCCCTTCTTCTTCTTGTCTTCTCGAAGTCCTACTTCATAACCACATCCAGCATAACCAGCAATATCAATCCATGTGTCTGGTTGGAACTCACCTTTATTTGCATAGCGAGCCATTTTCAAACCAACCATCATCATTGCTACATCTTCGTTTGAAATAGGGATTCCTAGAATTACAGACCAAATTTTTGCTGTTCGGTCAAAATTATCTTCAGGGTCCCCATAATTAGTGTTTCTATCAGTAGAGATAATACGAGCTGCTTCTCTAAGAGCTTCTATGCGTGGGGGAGTTACTTCATTTTCCGACATCTTTTACCTTCGCAATCACTTGTGCAGAGTATTCGTATACAGACGTAATGTCTTCTTTTTGTGTGACTATTAGTTCGTAATTGACTTGTTGAAAATTTTCTGGGGTGTCTTCTTCGTCAAAAAAATCATCTCCCTCGTCATTAGTCCCTAAAAATTTTGCAATAGCTATGTCAGCTTTTTCACGAAGCTCTTCATAACTATCACCTTGAACTGTTAGATTCAAGGTAATACTTTTCATGTCAAGACCAGCTTCTCTAATTTAGCTGGTGGGTAGTGAGCCCCGTCAAGAATAGGTTCTTTACCATCATTACTTTTAATAATGACGTCTCCGTACCTAACACCCACAACAACGCCTCGACGTCCGTTGTGAATCGGCCCAAGTTCTCCATCAAAAGCATCAGCTTTGACTCGTACTTGTTCGGCTACTTTAATGAAACCTGCTTGTACTGGAATCCAAGTTTCATTTTTATTTTCTTTAACAACAATGTGACCTTTTGCTAGTGAAGCAAACATATCAATTGCTTTATTTTTAAATTCAGGAGTAAGGTCTAAAGACTCAATCAGTTCAATTAATTTCATTGTGGCATCGCCAACTGGCTTTCTTACCTTAGCTGCCTGTAATTGGGACTTAACCCAATCCATGTCTAAGTTTGACATTTGACCTCCTTTCTTAAAGTGTATTAGTTTTTAGTTGTTTAGTAAAGGTTTAAGCTAACTGTTTTAGTGTTTTAGTTAATTTTTCGTTTATATCATCTTGGCTAGGAAGTTGATCAAGATATGATTGTTTTTGACTAAACGCTAGTTCTGTCCGTTCCACCGTGTCCATAAGCTCTACGCTTGTTGCAAGATGTCTCCACTCTTCTCCCATATACCCCGTGATTTTCCAATCGTGAACTACAGGAACCCCCTGAGATAGAGATTGAGCAAGTGCAGGAGACCACCAAGATTCATTATTTCTATAGGTAGGTACAATCGTTCCGACTGCTCCACGGATATGAGTGAGAGTCTCTGATTCAACTTCCCAAACGTCTTGTTTGATTGGGACAACCTTTTTTGTCAGCATTTGAGCGTAGCTTTTTCCAGAAGAATTAAAAGAATCGCACACCCAATACTCGTCACTGAGGTAGTAGTTTTTTGTTTTTTCTGGCTGAAGAAGGATGTACGAATCCACACTTACGCCTACTAGGCTTTCTGCAGAAAGATTAGGAAGATATTTAGTTAGTAGGTCTGCAGTTGACCATGGGTAGGATGGGTAAAAAGTTGTGGGCCACGGTTCATTACTCAGATATTCAACAAAACTTTTAATCTCGGCTTTAAGCTCTGGATTGTCTACAACATCAGAATAACTTTTTCTTCTGTCATAAAAACTTTTAAAAGTTGACGCCTCGGTGGTCCAAGCATTTAGAGACGGAGGAATTTTAAAACTCTCTGGGGCATCAATTAAAAGAGATAGGTTTCCTATTTCTTTACACTTATTTGCTGTTATAAAAGCAGGATAAATTTTGTTAGCAGAGATGCTGGTTGTTGGGGCAATACCAACTATTACCAAATCAAACTTTTCTAGATAAGACTTTTCCCAGTTAATTTGAGGGGAGGCAAAAGTAACGTCAACGCCAGCATTTTTAAAATTTTGACCTAATAAGTTACTAAAAGTAGGAGTTCTCTCTGCATGCTTTTTAGACGCTTGCTGTGCAGTACATCCAGTAATTAAAACTTTCATAATGTCCTTTTTCATTTATGTGAAGAGCCACCCAACGCTAAACGTTGGGCGGCTCTAACACAGATGTCACCTTAAAACGGTGCTGCTGGTGCCGCCGCAGGTGCAGCAGCTGGTGCTGGTGCTGGTGCAGGGGCTGGTGCAGGGGCTGGTGCCGCTGCAGCTGGTGCTGGTGGTACTGCAGCTCCTGCAGTTGCTCCACCCGCC